CTGCTGTTGTACCTGAACCTGTAATACTAGCTACTTTTAAAAATCTATCTGCTGTTACATTTCCAGTAGGAAATTTTAACTCATAGCTCTGAGATGAACTATGTGGAGGTGAAGTAAGTTTAATCCCGTGACTGTTATTTTCACAGTTAAGTTGAATTGATCCTGGGTTTGATGCACCCATTGCTTCGATAACACCAGTTCCTTTTGGTCTTAAACGTAAATTTAAATTTGAGTCATCTCCAACTGCACCAATTTGTGCACCAGCTCCTGTTGCAGCGTTTGTAATATCAATATGATTTACTGCAGAACTAGTTGTTTCAAAAATTAATTGTTCATTTGCATTTTCATCTCTGATACCGTGAGCATCGTCGAAGTCTATCATGAAAGAGTTAGTATCTAAGTTACCACCTAATTGTGGTGACGTATCATCAACTACATCACTAGCTAATGATATTGTAGAAATATTTGGATTAGTTCCATCATCTGCTTTTGCATATGCAATTACTGTTTTACCGTTAGCAATCGTAGCAGAAGTTCCTGTACCAGTGTCGTATTTAAATACTACGTTTTGAGATCCTGATGTTGAATTTTTTAAAAAATAAAAATTTTGTACGTCTAAAGGTATTGTAACATTTCTTGAGGCTGTAAGAGATCCTGTAAATTCTATAACTCTGTGTGCAAGAGTTGCTCCAGTTGATCCATCAGAAACTGTAAGATCTGTGTCTGCACCATCAGTTACTGCTTGAGTAGTATAACCACCTGATATCTGTTCAATGATTTCTAAATTTGTATTAGTTTTTGTACCCCAAGTTCCTGCGTTTTCACCAGTTGCTTGTTTTTCTATACCCAGAGGGGTGTATGTTGACGCCATAAAAAATTCTCCTAAGCTGCTACATCATTATAACTTGTATTTGATCCTGTTGCAACATCCGAATAAGAGTCATTCGAACCCGTTGAAACATTACTATATGACGTATTTGAACCAGTGTCAACATCGCCGTATGCAAAAATATCTACAGCTCCAATATTAAACGAAGCAGATAAACCATCAAATCCTACAACAATATCTGTTACAGTTATAGTGCCAATACTTAATGAAGCTGACACTCCAGTTAGACCTAATGTCATATCATTAGGATCTATTGAGCCAACACTAGCTGTTACTGTTTGACCTGTTGGGTTAACCACAGCACCACCTAATCCTATAATAGAACCTTGAGTAAATTCTGCTTCTAATCCAGATAATATTGCTGCGTTGTTTGGTGCGATCGCTGTTCCAATAGATGTTGACATTGAAAATCCTGTAACATCAACTTGGTTACTAGAGAAAGCTATTGCAGTTCCTTGACTTACTGTTGCTGATAAACCAGAAAGAATTGCTGTTGCATTTGGTATTGTTACTGTGCCTTGACTTAAAGTTAAATCTAAACCAGTTAAACCTACAACTTGATCAGCAACAACAGGAACACCTAATGCAAAAGATGCAGAAACACCTGACATTGAAACATTAGCATCTGCTTCAACAGCTAAAGATCCAACATTGAAAGATGAAGAAACTCCAGTTTGTTCTACAACTGCAGATCCTATTCCAGATGCAGAACCAACAGATGCAGAAAAAGAAACTCCAGATATAGATACATCTGCACCTAAACCTATGTTAACAGCAAACTCGCCCCATGCACCACGGCCATAAGCATTGTTGCCCCAACCTTCTATACCTAAATCTGTTTCTATTTGAAAACCTGTAACACTTATTGTTACATCATTGAGATCATTCCACGAACCGTAGTTCCAAGTTTGAGCACCCCAACCTGCTCCTAATTGAGTGCTACCACCCCATTGTGATTGATCCCAGGTTAACCGGCCCCATCCTGAAGATACCGACATGGTCGGCCTCCTATGCTAATCTAATGATTGCTGCTGTCGCGTCGTTTGCAGGAAACTCAATTTTAAAAGTTCCGTTACTAGCTGTCTTGTCACCACCAAATGCAATTATACAAACAGCATCAGTTGTACTTGAACCACCATTTGTTGTTGTATTATAAATCATTGCACCGTTTGCAGTGAAAGAAGCAGAAGAATAAGTTACATCTGAAAAATCTGTAAATGCAGTTGTACTTGTTAGACCAACTCCACTATTAGTTAACGTTGCTCCACCTGCAGTGTATGCAGTTCCTGATGTATTTGTAATTTCTTCTGATGTTGAATAGTCTGTTGTAGAAGCACCTAAAGTTGCAGAACTATCAAATAATGCAATCTTAAAAGTGTGTCCACCTGAAGATTCAAAACTGTGTTTACCTTGTAAAAGTTCTTGTTTAAAACTTGAACATATTGCCGATGTTATTGCCATAATTTATTCTCCTACGGGTTTGCTGAATTTATTGGAATTCGAACAGCACCATCAGTATAGTCATCTCTTCGTCTTCGACCAACTTGCTCATTAGCAAACTTCTGTACTTCTTGTTTATATTTATTTTCATACAAAGTCAACATGTCTATAGGGCCTTTTAAAAAACCATAAGCCTCTGATAGACAGCAATATAAAAGCCCATTTGGAAAGTTAAGACTAATATAATTGGTATCATTGTTCTCTAATAATGCAGGCATTGCATTAAAATGTATTCTAAATCTATATGTTGTATTTGGTGTTGGAGATAAAAATATTCTACCAGACGTGGTATCAGATTCTCCAGTAGCACCACCAAACATAGCGTAATATTTAGGTTGACCTTGTGCTGCTGCCGTGCCAGTAATGTCTTGATACTCTTGAAGATATGTTACATCTTTTTTTTCTAGCCATCTATTAGCTCCTGTAATAGCAGATCCGTTTGTATCATAAACTTGTATACCTCTAACAAATACACATCCTGCTGGTGCATTTATAGATTCTTGTCCAGCAACAAAATTACCAAGTTGTTGTTTTCTATCTGCATCAATTGGTATGTCTCTAAAAATTCTATATTGTGCGTTTAAAATTATATTTTCTAAAACAGCATCTGTTAAAACATTTGAATCTGTTTCAGTATAACTTTTAATTTGAGTTTTTAATCCTGATGCACTTAATCCTGCCATTATCCTGAAACCTCTCTACACTCTTCACAATTATTTCTAAATCTTCTGTGACCTTTACAAGGTTGTGGATCATATAACTCTATATGAGGATCTTGTTTTTCAGGTTTAAATTTATTTTTTATCCAATTCCAAATTTTATTTATCATGCGCTTACTGTTACGGGTCCTGCTGATGCAGCTCCGCCTCCTCCTTCTTCACTTATACTAGAAGTTGTCCCTGTTGCAAAGGTATAATTATTGTCATCTACTTTAGTTATTGTGTATCCACTTGAGCTGTTTATTGTTACTGCTGTAACACCACCGACATTTAACGCATCTCTAAATCTAACTGTATCTGACGTAGACCTACCATGATCTGGCTCATTTACAGATATTGTAGTTGATCCTGAAGTTGTTGTAAAAGCATTTAAAGGTAAAATATTAGGAACAGCTGTTTCTGTTCTATCAGGTCTAACATTACGCAAAGATATAGAATCACCATTCATAGGTTTTGGTTCTAATTGTGGTTGTTTTGGTTCAAACTCTGATACGTGTACAAAAGCACCATTCCATTCTCTTACCATTTCTTTGTATGGAAATTCCATACCAGATCTATCTGATATTGCTCTTGCGTATTTTCCTGTTGCGTATTTTGCCATTATGCTCCTGGGTAATAAGCTTTAGGTGTTATGTATGTGCTAGAAGCTGAACCATCTTCAGCTAAAGCTCTAGCTAATTCATCTTCATAATATAATTTCATAGCTTGAACTACTTGTGGTTGATATTTTTGTGCAAGATAAAAAGCCAAACCTGCTGTCATACAAGGCACAAATCTAAAAGGCACATCTGTTGCGTTTGTATAATCACCTACATCTTGAATTCTTTTAATATAATAGAAATGCATATCTTTAGATGCATTTGTTGAATCTGGTGTTGGATAGATATGAACTCTAACTTTATCAATAAATCTTTCTACCCAATATTGATTAGGTGTTCCTTTTGATAATTTATTAGAAAAACCTGCATAAGTAGATCTATCTACTTTTGTCATAGGACTATCTGATTGAGTTGTTTGAGTTCTATTGGATCTTAACTGTGCTTCAAGAACATCGGATATTCCATACACACCACTTGGTGTTGATGTAGCACTTGTGCCATCATCACTTGATCTGAAAAAATCATATTCTGCTTGTCCTTCAATTAAATCTAAATCAAGTTCGTCTATTTCCCAATAGTGAATACCTCTATTACCCCATTCTTGAAATAAAATATTAAGAGATCTTCTTGCAGATTTAAGTTGATAACCTGCAACATTTTGCAATCCAATACGTTCAAAAGCATCTTCTACTATTTCATCAATAGCAAAAGTTTTATCAAACGTTGTTGTTCCCGATGTGGTATTAGCCATTTACTATCCTCTTGTAACTGTCATGGTAACACTTCCGTCTGTTCCAGAGTCTTGTGATAAAGTTGCACAAACTCCAGATTTAAACAAAATACCAGAACCAGGTATATAAACTTCTAATCCTTCTGTTTCAAATTTATAAGTTGCTTTTAAATTAGCACCTGCTGCAGTAGTTGCATCATCTGTATCATGTAAAAGTAAAACTGAACCAGCTTCTCCTCTTCCTTGAATAGAAGTGACTCTAGTTCTTGAACTTCTTATAACAGAAGCAGCTCCGGTTGTTTTGTTCAACGTATGTTGATCTGAGTCCATATTATTCTCCTTAAAATTAATATGTGGGGCCGAAGCCCCACATTAATTATTTATTATGATGCAAAAGCAAATGCACCTGTAGTAGCGTCAGCTGCACCACCCATTTTT